GTTTGGATACACAACGATGAAGCTATAGGCAGGACCAACCCACGAAAGAACGTCGAGCCATCAACTGCACCGACTTGGGTAGTTAGCTGATAAGCCGGGGTTAACTTTGCTATCGTCCCAGCTGGAGTGGTATCACAAGGGTTGGTCGCTGTGGTACCTTGAATGAAGCTAACAGCTACAGTCCCAGTGGCTAAGATAGTGTAGCCACAAATCAGGATCTGATAGCCAGTAAGGCCTTGCACCAACAAGCTGATGCCATTGGAGTTGCTATCATAGGTCTTCGATTGGTTACACTGGATTGGCGGCCCAGGAGGGATGTTCGGCGACTGAGCCAGGGCTGGGGAGCACAGAAGCAAAAGGGCTAAGAGCCATCGCATGACTTTACTCCTAACAGCTTGGCGCAGGACTCGGTGCAACACAATCGGACGCACCGGTGTTGCTATTGACGGCATTGCTCTGGCCTGCTGGAGCGCAGGTGATCTTAGTCGCACTGGTCACTGCCGACACATTGTTGCCTGTCATCGTGCTATTGTAGGTACCCGTAGGAGCAGTCCCGGTTAGCAGCGAGAAGGCAACAGAGGTAGTTGTAGAAGCCCGTGGATTGAAGACGTTAGTACCAGTGACACTAGCACAGTTCACATCTCCGAATACAATCCCAACTCCACCGTTGTTAATATTGTTGAAGGTATTGCCGGTGATAGTAGGCCTTTGGACTAAGAACCCACCGCCAGTCGGACCAACACTTAACGCAGAAGCATTGAATGCTCCAATGGTGTTGTTGGAGAACCTAGTCCCAGTGGTATTACGTATGACCGCCGTCCTAGACCCTTGTCGAGGAGTGTCGAAGGTATTCCCATCAATCACACCTCCAGTGAATGACTCAGTGCACGAGCCGAGACTGTTGGTAACAGACCCATTGAACTCAATAGCAGTGCTAAGCGCACTTATAACATGATTAGCTCCAGACACGGTTACGTTCTGGACCCGACTATCACAATCGTAACTCTGCACGAAGATGATGCCACCGGCGTTGTTCGACCCACCAGCTGTGTTTCCTGTATCGTCAATCGTGTTACCTGTTACCGTTATATTAGAGAGGATGCCACCAGGGTTTCCAGCCGTGCCATTACTGGTGTTCTTTTGGTTCCCGATGGATATTCCCTTTTTAAAGCTAGCTATGGAATTATTCCGTACGATGATGTTGGAAATGTTGCAGTTCACGAAAGGATTGGCGCCAAACGATCCAATGATGAAAGTAGGGGCACTATCACTATGCCCTTGGTTGTTCTCAAAGATATAATCATCAGCGCCGATTCCTAGGCTTGCTGGATTAGCGCCGCTGTTACACGTACCTGGTGCCGGTGCTACCTGATAGGTTCCGTCGCCTGACTGCATGTTATTGCCGTGTATCCAAACGTTCGCTGGTTTCCCTCCGGTCGTGGCAACCTTTGGCATGTTCCCAATCTGGCGGATGCCGGGATTTCCAATCGTTGTGTTGCCGTTAGCGGAGGTGTTGTTCCCGAACTCTTGGTTGGAACCTTGAGCAAAGAGGATCCCGTTGTTGATGTCGAAGTGGGAATTGGTGATGGTGAAGCTATTAACGTAGACAAAGATCAACAAGCCCAAGTTCGTAAGGCTCTGCTTCTGATACCACATTCCGTTGACACGTATGTTGCCAATCGGCGTGGTAAGGTCCTTTTGGGTGATAGCGCCAGCCCCAGCTACACCGACCAAGGAGTTCACTAGCTTGCAGTTGGTATTGAGGTCGAGGTTGAGGTTGCCGTTCCAGTACCAAGTGCCAGACCAGTTGTAGGTCCCCGTTGAGGCGCAGGTAACTCGGGTGTACTGGGGGATGGAGTTGAGCGCTGCGGTGTTATCAGCGTTCGAGGGAGTCACACCCCACAGCGACCAATCCCCGCTCACGACCGTGGCTACGCCTTGGGTAGGACCCCAGCTAGGGCCGTTGAAGGTAACTTGGTTCCCGATACCATCGGCTAGGGCCGGGCCAGCCAACAGAACCGAGGCCAGGAGAAGCCTATTGAGTATCGACATAGATGCTGTCCACGCCGCCGCCTGTTGCACAAGTACCTTGAATAACGTCGCTTGGGACGAAGGGGCCGTAGCGGCCGTAGGATTGGCCTGGGCTCAAGAGGATGGAGGTGGCCTTCGTAGCAGTCCCACCTCCGATGAAGATCCAACAGTTATCCCCGTTGGTGTTGTTATTCTGGATCGTCAGGGACTTCGTTACCTGACCGGCGGTGATTATGTTCTGGAACGTCGAGCCGGTGGTGATGGTGACCGAGCGGTTGGTGGTTGGCCCCGAGGAGATTCCCCCGGAGATAAGGCTGCCGTTAGCATCGCATTGGACGTAAGCTGGTTGCCCGGAGCCAAAGCTCGGGGAGGGCAGCGTTGGAGGAATGGTATTATAGACGCACATCACGATAACCGAGCCCGAAGGCGGTGGATTAGCAGTTTGCTGACCCACCGCCCCCAAAGGCCACAGGGTTGACAGAGCGACGGGAACCGCAAGCCATCTGTGGCCTAAGGTGTGTTTCATCGGACTTTATACCATGTCTTGTTAGTAGCAGAGTAGATGAACTCTCCAGACGACCCGCCAGGCAAGTTGGCCAAGCTTGCTGATCCAACAAGGCCGATACCGGAAGCCTTTTGCATATTTACGTTGAATGTGAAGTTACCTCCACTCCCGTTAACGACAGTCAGCAGCTGACCATCAACGGGGTTCGCTGGGAAGTTAACAGTCAAGGCGGCGGTTAGTGCCGAAGTCAGGATCACATACCGAGTCTGGAGAGGCGGTGTGTAGGTTGTTTGTCCGGTTCCACCAGTGAAGGGCGTGGTAGCATACGGCCCACCACTCCGCATCAGGGCAGTGGTACAGAAGGTGCTCTGGCCTTGTGGGCCTGACATAGAGCAAGTCCAGGTTTCAGAGCCTTGTAGGCTCGATGGGACGATTGTACCAGGGCCTGGGGTGGCGGCGGTTGAGTCTCCAGGCGCTTGGGAATTATCCTGCGCCAAGGCCACTCCGTTCAGGGCAGCAAGCGCCGCCCCTACTAGGAGGATTGATCGAAGTCTGGCCATTAGTTTGGCACCACCAAGCCAGGAGGATAGCCACCAAGGGCACCGGTGCTGGGAGAGGTGAAGTTGCCGGTGATCTGGTCGAAGCGATCAAGGACGATCCCAGCTTTGAGGGTACCAGCAGCTACAGCACCGCCACAGTTATAAATCAGCTGAAGGAACCTAGGCGGTGGTTGGTTAGCTGGCGGCCTAGGAAGATCAATTAAGCCGATGTAAGTCCCGGCCACCGGAGCTGTAAGAACCGGACTTGTGTACATGTTGTAGAAGGTTCCGGCAACTGGTGGGATGACTGGAGTCACACCATCCCCCAGAACCGGAGTGTTATCAGGAGCTCCCTGAAGGATTATCCCAACGGTACCACCTACCGGAGTCACATTTGCTGTGACGATGCAGAAGAGTTTCAGCGCCGGATCGTCACCGATGCCGAGGTCCCGAGCACCGCCAGTGCCAGGAGGGGTGGCGTTGACAACATGAGGTGACCACAGGTTCTGGATGCCTAGGTCGATCATGTTAGACGCAAAGACGTTGGAGCTGCCAGTGGGGGAATCCCCAGTAGGAGCCGAGAACATTAGGAGTGAATCTAGGATCATGTTAGCTCACCGTTGCTTCTGCGTTGTTGATAGCGTCTACTGTCCGGACTGGAATGCCACGGAAGGTAGTGATGGGTTTACCATCGAACTCTTCGATACGGAGGAGAACGTTGGTTTTGTTCATCGCTTGGAGGTCGAGGTAGGTCCGGACCACACGATTGCAGTAGATAACCATCCGGCCCATGTTGGCTCGGATCTCCGGGGTATCGGAGGTCTGGATGGTACCCGCTGAGACCGGCTGGGTGGGAAAGCGATAGATGGCACGGACGAGGAGGTTGATTAGGTTAGCCGCTGAGACGCCGGAGAGTTGGGTGTAGTCGACGTTGGCGATACGGGCGACGTACCGCCAATCTCGAAGGACTAAGCCGATTTCCCACTTGAAGTGATCTCGATAGGCTTGGTAGGTGTTGCCGGAACTATCTGAGATCGGCCACTCACCCATATCCCGGTGTTGGAGGCCGGTGATCTTGCCCTTAGGGAAGGTAGCATGGCAGGTATCGGCGCCCCAAACCACGATCCAGATGGAGGTGTTGGTGTTGGAGGTGCCGCCTCCGTTAAGGACGTTGGCTGAGGTTTGGGTGGCGTTGGTAGTTATGGTAGAATAGCGAGGGGCAAATCCGGTGAAGCGCTCCGGATTGACGAATTGGTTCCCGTAGATAAGGGTTTGGGAAACCTGTTGGGACATGCCCTCCAAGAAGGCTTTAACTTCAGAGAGCCTGAACTCGGCGGTGTTGCCATTGAGGTCAGCGATGTCCTTATCGATCACTGCGTAGGTTTCGAGGTTACCACAGGTATCCACGATCTGAGCGGTGGTGGACTTGGCGTTCGGGACGCCTTGGTTCAGCAGGCGCCATGTTGCCGAGGGCAGACCGGTTCGGACCGTGGTCTTATGGCCGGTCGGGAGGTTGCCCTCAAGGACGATCATGTCCTCAAGGATCTCGTTGGTTTGGGAGAGGAGTTCGATGATGGTAGCTACTCGGTAGCCATCATCCATGCGTTTGGCCCAATCTGCATAGGTTAGGGCCAAACCCGCATTGAAGGTTTGGAGAGTTGAAGGCATTTGTGGTTATCCTGATGGAAGGTTGGGATAAAGGGCGGAAGCAGCTGTTGGCCGTCCCCCCGGTGGCGTCACAGGTGCTGGCCCTCGCCCAGTGACAGGTGTGCCCTCTGTGAGTCTCTGGGCCATACGATAGAAGGCTCGGATGAATGCTGGGTGATCTCCGACGCCTGTTAGGTCCATCGCCTGCCGAAACTCATTAGCCAGTGCAGCATCGCCAAGGCCATCGAGCGCACGGCCGATGGTTTGCTTGACTCGGTCCAGGTTACCACCGATCTCGGGGTGACGCTTGGCCTCTTCCACCCAGGTCTCTCGCATGGCCTTGTAGGCCTCGAAAGGCTGGTTGTACGCCTCACGGGTGTGTTTGACGTACATATCGACGAGCTTTTGGGCGTTAACCTGCGAGAGGTTCATGCCTTTGAACTCGGATCGAATCTCTTTGTTGACATCCTCGGTGAGCTCGAAGCCATCAGGGACCTTGAAGTCCTCATAAGCCTCTGGGGCTTGCTGGGCGCCTTGTTGATTAAGAAGGCTGATCGGGTCCTTCGATGGCTCGGAGGTCGTCGGGGCTGAGGAGGTTGTCGTTGCCGTCGCCGTCGTCTGAGAAGGCGGGCTCTGGTTCGCTATCTCCCCCGTTGGTGTCCGTTCGATTCCTTCTGGACTCTGCGGTGTGTTCTCGGGCATCGGACTCTCTCATGGCTAAGATGAACTGATCTGGGCAAGCCGTCATGATCTGGCCGAGTAGGGCCAAGCCAACGTTACGTTCGCCCTCAGCGAATGCGGTGTTAAGGGCGTTGGAGGTATGTGAAGAGGCAAAGAGGTGGCAGCGGGTGAAGAGATCCCAGATCCATTGGCGGCCCTGGGCAGTTGACATAATAGTTCGAACGACGGACTGGGCCTGCCGAGAGGTGACCTTAGCTGCCTTAAGCGCCTCTTTAACGTGTCGTCGATCACTGGCATTGTAGTCACTCATGCTGTTGGGTTGATCCCACGGTAGCCTGACTCGACCTCCCGCATCATTAAGATTCGGCACCAAGGGGTGCCATCGAGGTAGCTGGCTTCGGTGATTCCAACAGCTTGCCAGCCTTCGGCCCCAAGAGAGTTTAGCTCCTCAAGAGTGCCCTTGGACTTCACTGGCGCTGCCTCAATGCGGTATTCGTATTTGGTCATGGTTGCCGTCCTAACATCTGGGCCAGGGCCTGTTGGCCACCGCCGATATCAGTCTGTGAGAGGACTTGAGCGCCCTTGGCGAGCTTCTCGGCTTGCTCGGCCCGTTGAGCTTGAGCTTGTTGCTGCTCTCGGCGCTGACGGATGTTTTGAAGCTCGGCGGGGGACCTAATGAGTTGGGGATCTTGGTTTAGTAGGTAACTCATCTTGCCGATGCCATAATCGAAGTCCACCGAGTCAACTATAGCCGGATCTACGGCAGCGGCGTTACCTACAAGAGCAAAGATCCGTTCGATGCCTCCAGCGTTAGCTGCGGCTTGGGCAATCTCAAGCATGGACATGTATTTGATGTTAATCCCCGCACCTTGAACCTCTTGGGGAGCAGGTGGGATCAATCCGGCTCGTTGGGCAATCCCAAACACCCGATCTATGGCTTTGCCAAGGATCTCCTGCTGAAGGCGTTCGAAGACGGGACCAAGGAATAGACAGGCCTCAGCTCGGCGTTGGT